GGCAAATGGAGCAAGGCTGAACTGGCTGAGTTAGGGATTACCCCTGCGCGAGTAGAGCGAGTAGATCAACGATACCATAATACTGGTGCGGAGACACTTACTCTGGTAGATGGCGAGACTGTGATAAGCTACGCCACTACTGACAGAGATGTGGATCAGCTAAAGACCAGCATGAAGGCGAAGGTAAAGCAGATTGCATCTTCTACCTTGTCCAACTCAGATTGGATGACTCATCGAGAGTCTGATGGTGGTACGGCAATGCCGTTAGACTGGAATACCTACCGCTCAGACGTAAGGGCTATGTCTAACACTAAAGAGACAGAGATAGACGCGCTGGCTGACCTTGATGCGATTAAAGCATACGATGAGGCTGATGGTGGCTGGCCCAACGATCCTGATTATGTAGAGGAAGAATAGTGGCTCTAGTTCCTGTAGAGAATGTGGGTGAAACAGGAATCGTCAAGGATATAAATCCTTGGCAACTACCCCCTAATGTCTGGTCAGATGGTAATAATGTAAGGTCTGAGCATGGGGCTATAGTAAAGTCTCCTGGGTATGCAGAGGTTATGGCTACCTGTCCTGTTACCCCCTACCATATTGTACAGTTAAAGGCTGGTGCTAGTACCTACTGGATCATAGCCAGTCTCACTAAAATATATGTCCATAACGGAAGTTCATGGGCTAACATCACTAGACAAACTACTGGCTCTGATGTGGATTATAATGCTACGGCTGATGAGGGATGGACATCTACAGTATTAGGTGGAATTCTTATTATGTCTAATGGTTTTGATCAGCCGCAGTTCTGGGGATTATCCTCTGGAGTTCCAAGTACAGCTACTAAGATGGATAATCTAACATACTGGGCTGCTGGCGCTGGTGCAACTTATTATCCCGTATCCGTAAGAGCATTCCGCTCTTTTCTGGTTGCCCTTAATATAACAGAAGCTACAGTACCTTTCTCCAGAAAAGTAAAGTGGTCAACAGAAGCGGCAATACAGTCTCTACCCTCATCATGGGATGAGTCTTCTGCAATCGTAGACGCTGGTGAATACTCCCTTGAAGATACAAAAGGAAAGATACTAGACGGGCTACCCCTTGGTGACGTCTTTATGATATACAAGGAAGACTCCATCTATACTATGTCGTATGTTGGGACCCCCTTTATATTCGCATTCAAGCAGCTATCTCCGTCAGTCGGCGCATTGTCTAAGAACTGTGTAGCTGAGTTTGATGGTGGACATTTCTTCCTTGGGAATGGTGATGTCTATATCAATGATGGTCAGAGGATAAAGTCTATTCTACCACATAAGATTAGAGATTACCTTTTTGAGAATCTTGATGGCGCAAATATGGAGAGGAGTTTCGTGGTTGCTGATTATGGTAATACTGAAATGTGGGCTTGCTTCCCAACCCCGGAAAGCGCAAGCAATCAGTGTAATAAAGCTATCGTATGGAACTGGACTAATCAAGCCTTTACTATAAGAGACATCCCAGACCTAGCTCATATTGGCTATGGTACCGAGGATGACCCTAATACCTTTACAACGTGGGCTGCGGCAGTTCCTACATGGGCTAGTGCTACAGGTGGCTGGGCAGTAACATGGTCGCAGTCTGAGAATGTTCTGGTTATGGCATCTCCTACAGATACTAAATTGTACAGGAATGCCTCCGGTAATAGAGAAGATACTACTGATATGACCTCGTTTATAGAAAGGACGGGAATAACAATGGGCGCACAGCAACAGAACGACCAGTCTACAGTAAAGCGTATAAAGGCTATTTGGCCCAAGATGGAAGTATCTGGGTCTGGCAATACAGTTAATGTCTATGTGGGAACACAGAACTCCACAGAAGAGGCAGTATCTTGGTCATCTGCTGTTGCTTTTAATCCAGATACTCAGTCCAAAGTATCAGTAAGGAAGAGTGGTAAACTCTACGGGATTAAGTTTGAATCAACTGGAGACTTCCACTGGAGACTAGATGGATATGAGGTTGAATTAGATGATGCTGGAAGGAGAGGCTCTAGGAGTTACTAATGGCTACCTATTCTGACAGAGTTGTAAAGTCTGTAACTCATTACCAACCTAACCCACTTCCTATAGACCAAGAGGATTTAGGTTTATATCTTACTACAGAATTAAAAAGACTTGGCGATGTTATATTTAACCAAGCTACATTCAGACTTGAAAGAACACACCATGTACCAGATAAGCCTAGAGAGGGTGACATGAGATACTTTGATGGAACTAATGCAGACCCTTTAAGCACTGGTAATGAAGGTATCTATTATTTCAAGAAGGGATCACCGGGCGCGTGGATATTTCTAGGTTGAAAGCGCAGATCGTACAGCCTGAAGACGTTGCATATATTTGGGGTGAGGTTGCGCCACTCCTTGAAAGAACGAAAGAGCATAGTGAGGGGGAGTTGGAGACTGATGATTTCCTTGAGCCGCTTACCCACGGTGATATGCAGTTATGGATTGCAACAGAAGACAGCAAAATGCACTCCGTTATGGTTACGCAGATTGTTTCGTATCCACAAAAAAAAATACTTCGAGTCATCTCTATAGCTGGGTCTGATTTCAAAAGGCTTTATGAGTTTAATGATATGGTGGAATCTTTTGCAGTAAGGGCTGGATGTACCGGCATGGAGTTATGGGGAAGAAGGGGTTGGAAGAAGTTACTTCCTGATTGGGAATCAAACTACATAGTCTACACAAAAGACTTAAAACATAGGATGCAATAATGGCGGCTGACTATCTAAATTACGTACTATCAAATCCAGACCTCAGAGAAAATGCTGAGGCTCTTGGCCTTACCAATGCAGAGATGGCGCAATGGGGTGAGACCCATTATGAAAACCACGGTAAAAATGAGGGTAGGCAGAATACTCCAACAGAAATAACTAACACTGAAGGTTATACGCAAACATTAGGGGCGCGACATTATCAGGGCAGAGACCCTAATGAGGTATTACAGGCATCTGTTAGGAGTAACTATCAAGGCGCTGATGTCGATGATACTCAGATGTGGGAGTCTAGAGAAACTATAGACCCTGGATGGAATCTTGGACAGTACAATTCTCAAGGCTGGAATCTCGCTCCCGACAACCCTTATAAAACAGGCATCCTAGGTAATACTATAGGCGTAGACACAGGAGTTGGTCAGTTATACGACACTGGGGACACTGCATTCCTCCAAGACAGGTATGAAGATGACTCCATAGCTAATGACTTCTTACCCGACTGGGTAACTGACGGGGCGTGGACAGGCCCTGAAGGGTTGGGGGATTACTGGAACGCTCTCTCTACTGCTGGCAGAAATGTTCAGGGTGACCTAAGATCGAATGTTGCTCGACCCACTACTGGATGGAACCCTTTAACTGGGATGGGTGATGGTCTACTAAATCCGACAGTGCCTACATTCCGTGGCCCGGAGTACCAGAACTGGGATAGATTCATGCCTACTGACTTCCAATTAGCTGAGGGTGGTGGTAAGCATTACCAGCAGTTTGTTAATCCGTATATGACTGGTGGTGGGACTTCTACCGGAGGAGGCACTAATACTGGTGGTGGTACTGGAGGAGGAACTGGTGGTGGTACTGGCGGAGGCTTTGCAGGAGTAAACACTGGTGGAAATAACTCTGGGGTAACAACAGACGCTCAAGGTAATACATGGATAATGTCTAATGGACAATGGATACCCGCTACCTCAGAATTGGGTAGTATCTTAGCATCAGGGAACACGCCAAGGCACCCATTAGGTATGTATGATTCCAATGGAGCGTGGATTGGGGCTGAAGGTCCATCTGGGGCAGGAAATCAGGCTTGGGGCGGAGGAGCTTTTTCTCTAGCGGAGATAATGTCAGGCGTAGCTGGCCCTAATGTCCCCGGCATGGGAAGCAGGCAAGCCGGGTTAGGTTTACTGGGTAACTTAGGTGCGTTTGGGCCTAGTTACGGCAGCATGGAAGGAGCTGATCCAAATAGTCAAGAAGTAGCCGAAATCAATGCGGCTGTTGCGGGCGGTTATGGTACACCGGCTGGGTTAGGGACCGGGTTCGATGCTTCGATAGATGACGCGGCTAATTGGGGATACTAAGAGGAATAAATTATGGCAGGTGGATCAACAACAAGAACAGAGCCGTGGGAGGAGCAAAAACCCTACTTAGTTTCTGGCTTTACAGAAGCAGACCGTTTAGCTAAACAGGGTGCGCCAGCTTTCTATCCGGGCCAAACCTTAGCTGGATTCTCTCCGGCACAGCAAATGGCTCAGACTGGGACCATGAACTACCTGACTGGCCCTAGACCTGCTGCCCAACAAGCGGCTGCGGAGAAAGCCTTAATAGGCGGTCTTAGTGGCGGGGTGAACATGCAAACATTTGCTCCAATGGTCAATGCCTTGTCTCAAGGCGTTCAGTCCAACCTACAGGGTAACATACTTCCGGGGATAAGGGAAAGCCTAGTACGCTACCAGCCCGGAGGCTCTAGTAGAGGAGACTTGGTACAGAACAAAGCCATCGCTGGTGCAGTAACAGCAGGAATGACTAAGCCACTAGCTGAAATGTACACGCAGGCCTATGAAGGAGCGCAAGGTAGGATTCCTGAGTTTACCCAGCAGTACCCAAGCATAATGGGAGCGCCATTAGGTATGTCTGAAGCTATGGGTGGTGTAGGTGCAGAACAGAGAGCACTACAGCAAGAGCAGCTAAACCAACAGCAGAGGGCTTACGAGTACACGGCTACTGCTCCAATGCAGAACTTGCAGCAGTACATGGCTAATATATCAGGAGATTATGGTGGGACTACAAGACAGTCCCCGAGCGCTCTCCAAGGATTAGGCCAGCTTGCAAGTATATTTGGAGCCTTATAAATGGATTGGTTGGAGTGGTTAAAAAGAAAGAAGGAGGGTTTGGCCGGATTAGGCAAGCCTGTAGCTCCTAACATGTCTGATTACATGTCCAAAGGACAGGATTACATGTCCACAAGGCCTGCAGACATGCCTCCCATGCTGTCTTACAACCCTAGAATGGTGGAGGGAAAGCCTCAATGGGCGCAAGGGGGCCAAGTAGCCTACCAGACCGCTAACACAGACTATGATGAAGCGATGGCGGCTATGCGTCAGGACGCAGTAGAGCATGTTCAAAAGTGGTCGAATGAAATGGCCCCGGCATCTACCGCAGGGCAAGCGCTTAAAGCGCCCGCTCTTTTAGCACCGGTCGATCAGCTAGTTGGGAAAGCCCCTGTAGGGGACCTCTATGGCGGTCACGACGTATCCTCCATAGTAAACCTCCGCAAGAGAAAAGAAAGAGGGATGGCATAATGTCTGAACTAGGTAGGATGATAACGGAGATGGAAGCCGAGGCTGAAAAGCGTAAACGCGAGAGGGCTCTACGGGAGGCTCAGTCAGCAGAAAATAAGCGTAAGAATGTGGAATACGAGGCGTGGAGAAAAGGACAGGAGGAGCTGGACTCTAGTACAGATACTTGGTTTAAAGATCGTGGTATCTCCTTAGGCACAACACCCCCACAAGATGCTGGTATCGGGACGGACTTTACCTTCAATGACCCGGCTTACGATGTAGCTGCGGATGTGGGGCCTGTTACAGGTGTTACGGATGTGGAGACAGAGGTGGTTGATGAGCCTTCCTTTTCTTCGCGGTTAGCGGAGACAACTACAGCTATGGGGAGAATCCCACCCTTTCCAACCGTAGGGTTTATGGACCCACGGATAACCGCCCAGAGAGACAAGCTCCAGAGACGCAGGAATACCTTGAGGGCTTTCTATGGGAAAGCTCCTAAAGAGATAGCTTGGTCTACTGGAACAGGGTCTAGTGGGGACGCAAGCAGGAGAGAGCTATACAAGATGCGTGTAAAGCAGATGGCTGAAGCTGCTTACACTATGGCTATGCCTGAGACAGAGGCCGATGTTCTCGACTTGGCGAGAGAGACAGGGCTTCCCCTAACCCAACTACTGGATATACATAAGAAAGCACGTCCTGACTATGCCAATGAAGAGGCTAGGATTGATGCAATAATGAAGGGGGAGACGCTAGACGCTGGTATTGCTGCTGACCTTTCCCTGGAAGCGGCTCTTCGAGAAGACTTGACAATAGACAAGGCTGTTCTACGGCAGCAAAAAGTAAGGTTTATACAGCAAGGCGGTAATTTAGAGGCATACGAAAAAGAATTAAGCGCAGGCCTAAAGATGGTTGCTATAGAGAACCCAGAGTTTGTTACATACTCATTGCCGTGGAGATGGGACGCTAGACACAAGTCCGTAATGGATGACCTTAGTAAGGAATACGGGAAGGAGTTTACTAAGGCCCTAGAAGGAGGGAGTTTGTTTGGAGGAAGGGCTTACTACACAACCCCGCCCAACCAAAGCAACACAACCATTCGTTTTAACCTGAAGGATCACGATGACCAAGTATTGCTAGCTAAATTAACCAACTTGAACCTACCGGGATTCGCTCCTTATAAGGAGGGC